GGTAATATTTACGATGGTAGTTTCGAAGCACCCGAAGAATGGATTACATGCACACGTAAATGGTGTACATGCGCTGCTGATATTCCTTTAACTAAAGTTTCCACTTAGTCATTAACATTTCAGGTTGGCACCAACATTTGTTTTTTGTACATACAGTTGGCACAAGCTCTGGATTAAATGTTTCAGTAAAGTCTTTATCGTATAAATTATAGAATTTTTCTTCACCGTATAACAAGTTACCACAAGTACCTGTAATTGTGCCGTCTTTTTGAATATTAATATTTTCAATACCTATATTACACATCCAGCCTTCGAATTCGTTCAAGTCATTTACAGAAAAGAAATTTCTATTAACTTTTTCTTTAGATCCATCATCATATGTAACTTTAGTCTTACCTTTAAGAATGTTTTCGTGTTCGTCTTTAAAAACTCTCCATATTGGCGGTCTACGTTTAGTATGATCCTTAAAAATGTCTCGTTGATTTCCAGTATACTGGGGAGGATGAACTTCCATTGCAGAAATAAACCACGGATGCTTACTACGTTGTTTCATTATTTCAATTGCTTCAACACATTCTTCGTATGCGGTAGGATCTATCAAAACTAGTGCATTAATAGGAATGCCTTTACTGTATACTAAGTCTAATACATCAATGTATTGATTAATGTCTGTTACTTCTTTATGATGATAACTAAAAAGTACTTTATCAAATGCTGTTACATTCTTTTCCCACCATCGTAGTGTTCGGCTGGCATTTGAACTAACGGTTATTTTAACATTGTAATTAGCTTTTAATTCTCTAGCAAATTTTGCAACATCTGGCCATAATGTCGGCTCGCCACCTAATAAATTAACTTCAAATTTATTTCTTCCGTTACTAATATAAAAGTCTAATAAATGTCTAAAGTTTTTAACTAACTCGTTATAGTCGTTGTGCCAACGAGTATCGCCGCCATTTGCATACGGACCACAATACCAACATTTGTAGTTACAATAATTACCAATCATAAACTCTATTCTAAGTCTATTCTTTGACTCCATTGTATCTATTCTAATTATTTCTTTCAAAGTAAATGTCCTAATTCTGGGAAAAAGTTTGCTGCACACAAACCTCTAATGTTATCTAGTTTGTTTACATACTCTTTAAAGCTAGGCAGCAGATGTGTGCTATCTTTCGAATCCATATAGTTTAATAAACCTTGCCATTGGCGCCATCCTTTAGGATTGTGTAGCCAAAAGTCATCGTCTTGTGTGTAGTTGTCCCATAGCCATTGCTTTAATTCTGCAAAACGATTGTGTACGTCTTGTTTATCTTCTGCGGGCAACATAGTAATGTTTAGGAACGTAGGTATGTGTACAAGGTGTGCGTTTACTAGTCCGCCTCCCATTACATTACCGTCAATCAACCCTACGTTTACTTTTTTAAAGTTGCTAGTAACTTTCCATTTGATAAAGTCTGGTATAGTTTTTATATTGAATATTTGTACTGCTGTTGCTATGCTAATATGTATATTGTCAGGAGTGTCGTCTAGTAATCGTAATGTACTTTCTACATCTGTAAACTTTGTAGGGAAGCGTATGTATTCATCCCTTTCTTTATACGAATCAATACTAATAGCAAACTTAACTTTTTTGAATTTGCTCCAAAGTGCAATTAGTTCTTGATCAACCAATATGCCGTTTGAGTTATAACGTAACAATATATTTTGCTCGTATCCTTGGCGTACAATTTCTTCTAAGAATGTTTTATGTTCACGAATCATCAAAGGTTCGCCACCGGCAAAATATACTTGCTTTAGGTTAGGAATTTGTGCATATAGTTCATCCCAAAACTCTTTGCGCTCGTGCCATTTATTATTAAACTCTTTTTTGTCCCAGCGCATTTGTTTCTTAACATCAGGGTCTTGTAGTACAGGAATAAGTTTCTGCCAATCACCTACCCACTTTGAACTGTCGTGGGGACTACACATTACGCATTTAATATTACAAGTATGTCCTAAGCGTAAATCTAAATACTGCAAACGTTCAGGTACAGTACCATCTTGTTCAGTTTGGGCAATTAGTTCTTGTATATCAACACCTTCGTCATTCATCCACGTAGCAGTTTCCCAAATACGTTTGCTAACAACACCTTGTGCCTCTTCGTCGAAACAGCCTTTACAACTTGCAGGTATCTCTCCACGTAGCATAGTTGTACGTACACTTTTCATATAATCATTATTAAATGCTTCTAGAGGAGTATTACGTGCAAAGTTAGCAGGACGACCGTCTTCCATTTTAACAAGTCCTACTTCGTGATCTTCGCCTGCGCCACTAGCATTTGCAGTGCAGCATAAACGCATATCGCCATTTGGTCTAGTTGCTAAGTGTATCCAAGGAAGTACACAAAAGGTACAACTTGACTTAGATTCTAAATCACGTTGAAACTTTCCTAATCGTGTGTCTTCACTATCGTACCATTTCATTTCTTTTTGCCTATAATCATAAATCTTGTATATTTTTCTGTAGGATACTCACCTGCCCAAATTACATTAAGTCCGGACATACGGTTAAAGTCATCTAAATCTACTGCACAATTAATATGTTCTTCTAACTCAAAGTAGTTATTACTTTGTAGCACAATTAATGCTTCGTCTGGCACTAGGTTTAACCAGCGGGTATATGCACCGTTAGTAAGATGTTCGCAACTGGTGTTAATAACAATGTCACCGTTACCATCATAATCGCTCATATCTGCGGTTACTGCTGTAAAACGTCCTTCCATTTCTTGACGCTTGTTTACTGTACTTGCAAGTTCTTGGCATGTAGAATCAATATCTACACTGGTAATGTGTTTAATAGGAATACCTGTGTTAAACAAAATGCTAGACAATACTCCGTTCCAGCCGCCGTAAATTTCAATCTTTGCAGACTTGTGCCAAGTACCGCACATTTCTTCTAGGCGTTCCGCGAGCCAGACCTTGCTGCGAAGTTGACCTTTCCAGAACGATTCTAATGTACGATATCTATCATCACTGTTGCGAATAGCATCCATCCAAAACATTACATCTTCAATTTCAACTTTCAAATTGTGCTCCTAGTTTATCAAAAATACCGCATTGCTTACTACATTCTTGTAGAGGCTTATCTGTCCAAGTATTTTCAATATGTGTAAAATAATTAGATTCAAATATATCCTTTAAACTTTGTTTGTTTAAATTAGGAAACACTTCAATCTGTTCCATATAATCAATTCTTGATTCTTGAGAGGGTAATATCCAACCAAAATCTAACCAACAACATGGACTTACTGTTCCGTTTGCACCTACGTATATCTGTGATTGTTTCTTAGCTTTACATACAATTGTAGGAGAAACTGCCTGTTGTGCTTGTTCAACTAATGGTATCATGTTTTTACTTTTACTAGTAGGCTCTAAATAATGAGTAGGTTTGCCATTATCATCTAGCACTGCCCATTTGTCATTTTTAAATCTACTAGTATGCTTTACTGTAAAATTATTAAATTTCATTTCGTTTGCAATAGTACGACATTCTTCAATTTGATGTTCGTTATGTTTAAAGACTAACATGGCCCACTCTGCATTACCGCCATTGTCGATAAAAGATTTTGCATTTTCAATAATCTTGTGCCAATCTGTAGATACTCTATATAAATGATGTGTATCTGCAAGACCATCAATGCCGAATGTTACATCTACATTTAAGTATGCAAGATCATGCCACCATCTTTTACTTCGTGCGCCGCCGTTAGTGTGCATACTAAGTCTTATATTAGTGTTGTTCTCTCTAAGATATTTAAAGATTTCAAGAGTGTCCTCAGCGATAATAGGATCTCCTAAATTGCCGCACATAAACAATCTATCTAATTGTTTTACAAAACTTACAGGGAACCATTGTCGAAATTGTTCTAAAGTGATTTCGTCAAGTGTAATTAACGGATTTAACATACCACCACTAATACGTCTAGGACACATAGGACAACGTGCCTGACACTTACTTGTAACTTCTAAATGTATTTCTTTTATATCTGTATAATTATACATTCTTTACCTTTGGTATTTTGCTGTCTGCACTACTAACACAACTTGACGTAATACACTTACGTGGTGCTTTAAACAGCTCAAATCCGCCGTCTAACGTGCCTAAGGGTTCATCATGGCAACTATAGCTGCGCTTAACTTCGTTCTCTCTTATAACGCATCCTTGATATCCTGCATTACAAGTCCAACCTTCAAACTTATTAAATCCAAACGCATTAAAGCGTTCTGCCTGATCTAACTCGTACTCTTTTCCGTCTTTGTCATAGAGGGCGATTTGTGCAATTTGCTCTCCTTGCCATTGCTGTGGGAATCCTTGCTGCATTCTTGCCACTTGTTCTTTTGAATATCCATGTACCACGTAACTGGCGGTAGGATCGGACTGTGGCTTGAGAGTGACATTAATACCTCTGGCGGCAAATCGTTCCAAGCGTTCGTAAAGGTCTTCAAACATTTCCGGAACCATAACTTGATTGATTGTAACATGGGTTCCTCCTTTTATTAGTTGGAGACATTTATCTCCAAACTCTTGTTCATTAGCAAATTCTGCGTGATAGCTAGCAGTAATGCTTCTACGCTGTAATTTACTTGTTGCGTCTAACCACCTGTTCCACCATTTACTGCCTGGACTAAGATTTGTGGTCATATGTATACTTTGGTATTCGGGTGCTGTATCACTACAGTAATGATCTATAATCTCCCCAAAGTATTTATAGGCAGTAGGTTCTCCGCCACTAAAACTAAAGTGAAAATCAGTGAAGTTATTTGCACGAGCCTGTGCTTTGATACTATCCATGGCCTTTAAGTAAATTTCTAGATCTTGGTGGTCAGGGGTACTAGATCTAGCGTAAGGCCAGCAATAAGAGCAGTTATAATTACAAAATCTAGCCAGGATCCACGAAACTGTGAAAAGATGGCTCTTTAGGAGAGTCTTCTGGCCAAACTCGGTAATATTATCCCACGGTATGTTTTGAAAATTGTTCATGCAACCAATCAAAGTCGTTTATTAAGAAAATATCACTGCTGCTAGAAAAGCCAAACTCCATGCCAGACCTAGCACCTGCCACTGCATATTCACCAAATGGTCTATCGTGTCCCACGGTTGTCCAAGTTTTAAGTCTTTCATTTGTCTCTTCCTCGTTTTGTCTGTCAATTGTTTTACTTGCTAATTTAGCACATTCTCTAAATGCACTTTTCCAAGTATTAAAAGGATCTACATTAAATGATGTAATATTAGATACTTCTGGCATTGCTTTAAAATACTGACTAATACTTGTTGTCATATCAGTCTTTGTTAAATCCATCTCTAATGTAAGTTTTCTAGGAAGTAATTTTACACCACCGTACCCATATACTAAATCATTAACAGGATTTTTACTGCGCCATACATGCACAGTTTCTAAATCATAATCGTCTACTTTATGAGTAAAATTAAATTCTTCTAATACTGTTGCGTCAGCATCAACTACCCAAAACATTTTAGTAAAACATTTTTTAGCTGCGGCAATGTGTGCTTGATGTATTCCTTTTACACCGTCTACACGTTTTGCTCTAGGAAATCGTGCTTTTAAATTTTGCCAATTATTTTCTGCTTCTGGTTCGTTGTAACTTATAAAGACAATATCATACATGTTATTATTATACTACTTTTAAAATTAGTTGTCAACTAAAATCTTTTAGACTAAAGTTTGTACCTAGCATATGATAAGGAGTTGCTGTTTTATCATTTGACCAAACAAGTACTTCCGGATCGTCATAAAGAAAATCGCAATTCTTACAATAGTCTATACTATCAAAATCTTTCATTTCGTGTGCTTTACGAAGTTTGTTATATTCGTCTCCGTACCATATTTCTTCTATGGTTTGATTTTGCACATGTCCTAGCACACTTTTGCTTTCGTTAGGAGGACCCATTGTTTGACAGCAAGGTGTAACTGCACCTTTTAAACCTCCGTTACCTCCACTACGTATTGTAATTTCAGGAGCAAACGGGCGGCCGCAAGTTCTGCGTTTGCTAGGATCACGTAAATATAAAGGCTGATAGTTTCCGCTCCAGTTATGCATTTTCCATATGTAGCCTATGCTACCAGTAGGACCAATAAAATTATTTCTGTATTGTTCTACTTCATAGTCTACTTGATTGTTATCAAGTATTAAATGATAACTGCTTATTACACAATTACTGTTAGATTCTTTGATGTATTCTTTTGCTTTTATTACATTAGTTTTAAGAAGTTCAAAGTTATCTACTGCCATCCATTCTTTATACTTTTCTTTGTTATACCCTATACAACTAAATCTAGCAAAACTTAGGCCTGCATCAACACAATCTTGCATGAAGTGCCCACTAAAGAAACTACCATTACTATACATAAAACTAGGAAAGCCTCGCTTAGTGCATTGTTCGATATATAAAGGCAGGTCTTTTGCCATAGTAGGTTCCCCTGATCCTTCAAGGTTGATTACTGGCTTGCCTGGTAGTTGATCTAATATGTTAATAAACATATCTAAAGGCATTTTGCGTGTCCAGTCTTTACCCCTGCCGGTAGTTTGTGGACACATTTGACATTTATAATTGCAGCCGCCAAACACTTCTACTACTGCACGTTCTAAATTAGGTACGCTCAATTTTTACTCCGTAATTGTTAAATGTATCAAAGCTAGGTACTAGACATAATGCTTGAATCTGTTGCTTTAAACTTGTTGAATCTTTTATAGTGATATTAATAGTATTTCTATACTTTCTAGGAACAGTGTATCCAAACTCAGTTAAATCAAAATTAGCAACTAGGTTAGTTTTTGCAAAAAACTTTTTTAATTTTAAATAATATCGATGTACTTCATTAATAATAGTATCATTTTTATTAAAATGTACATGGGGTATAAGACTGCCTTGGTCTGCTACTACGCACAAGTACATTTCATATTGCTTAAAATAACTTTTAAGTTCAGTATAATTTAAAAATACTCTATCGAAATTTAATTCGATTCCTCCTGTGTTAAATGCTAAAATTTCCAAAGGTCCTGTATGAAATAAATCTATAATTTTTTGTCGAGAGCCGCCTGGATGTATTACCCATTTGTTTTCTCTAGTATCCCAATGCACTCCTAACGGGTTTTTGAAAGACTGATTTGTAATATAATCCTTTGTTAACCATACTAATTTACAATAGTTCTCAATAGGAACTTTATATTCGCTTTTGTATTGTTCAAAATTATCTACAGAAATATTATCCCAATTAATACTAGTAAACAGTCCGATTGTTAGAAATTCTTTAATTTCATTCTTAATATTTCCTACTGTATCATACGATAGCATATCTTTATTAACTGTTGCTAACCCTAAATATTCATTTTGATGCTTGTAGTTAAAAAACAATCTTTCATGTGAGTCTGAATTTGGAAGATGTTTAATAATCATGCTTGGCCCCATTTGCTCCACATATCTGTTAGTAACTTAATATAGGATGTGTCTGCATGTCTAAAGTCATACTCTATACGTTTTTTATTAAATTCAATGCTGTAAAAATCTGTATATTCTTTAAAAAAGTCGATAGCTTCGTTAAATGGCATATTTTGTATTCGGCCAACAGGTGCATAACCTAATGCAAGTTGTTCATCTTTAGGATCTACTCCTTTAGACTCTAACCAAGTTGTAAACTTATCATCAGATGGTAATTCGTATCCTGTACCAAAGTAACAATTAAACTCTCCACTAATCACACGATGTTCTGATATGCCGTCTGCTGTTACTACATCGTCATTGTCTAGATATGCTTCATACCAAGTTTTACCAGTTTGTGCATAATGCAAATATACTAATCCGTCATCAACTTCTTTAACAAAGTCTTTTTTAAACGCTGGATCTAATTCTATACGCTCAGTTACTCCAAGTAAGTTATAATAAAAGTAACCATTTGTATACCCGTCATCTCGAATGTTTTCAGTTTCGTACCATGCTTCTAATTCATGGCAGCAATGATTTAAATAACAAATAGCAAGTCTAGTATCGCCGTTAGCAGTTGTTAATTCACTACCTGGATTCCATAATTGTCCCTGCATTACTTCAAAATGATGATGTAAAATATTTAATAATTCTTGATCATACCTAGTGCGAAGAGGTCCAAAATTTTCTACTATTTTATACTTACTATAATAGTTAATTGTTGCAATACTTCTATCAAGGTCATTGCAAATATGATCTACAGTTCTATAGTTATTATGAAATCCTAATAGGCTAAAATTCTTTTGAAATATTTTTCGATTATGTGTTGCTAGCAGATAGTCAAGTTGACTTAACCAGACGTTTGCTACTTCACTGTTGTCTGGTTTTATATTAATATATTTAATATCATTATTTGTATTTCTAAACCCAAGCTCTATCATTAAATGCCTTTATAACTTGCTCTGCATGTGCTGCTTGAGACTTTGGTCCAGGGTGCATTTTATCTCTTGCACATTTATCATCAATATTAGGAAAAGGATTAACTGTATGTTCAGGAAACATTAATTTGCATAATTCATTTAATGGATGATCCCATGATGATAATACTATCTTTATATTGTTTGCTTTTGCTATGTCGCTTATCCAATTAACATATGTTATTGCTTGATTAATAAAAAAATCTTCATCAACAGATGTAAACAGTTGATTTAATTTTTCATAATCATGATGAGGCCAATACGGAATAATATTAATTATTTCCCCTTGAGGAGTTAAATGCATTTGACGCGACCAAGCAGGTAATGTAAATACTGCATAGTCAAAATCAATTACTTGAGCTGCTGCTGCAAATGTTCTTACAGTTCTTTCTAATCCTGCGCCACCCATTCCTACATTTATAGGATTCATATCTAATGCTTCGCTAATAATATTAACAAACATATCGTCATTATGAATACCTTCACCGAATGTAAAGCTGCAACCAAAAAAACCAATTGTTTCTTTTTTAGAGTTTAAGTCCCATTCATTCCTAAAGTTGTATTCATTAATGTAATACTTCCAATCTGTTTTAGGATCTAATAATTCTTCTTCTGCTTGATTACATGCTAATAATTCAAACCCTTGTTTAACAAAAGAAAGTTTTTGTTTAAACACCTGATGTGTTTTGCCGAATACACGGAGGTCACTAACTGACTTTATATTAGAAGGTGAAGTTCTAAGATATGGTACAAAGTCAGTTCCTCTAGCCATTGTTTAACTCCGGATTTAATTTGAATACATCTGTATCGCGAATGTCATCAATTTGTTTTGATTTCCATTTAAACTGTTTCCATAAATGACTATTATCATGTTGGTACATAAAGTCTATAATGTTCTGCCAGCCACTAAACGGTATGCCTGTATCAGCTTCTAACTTCTTACCATACTTTGTTATTTTATCTGCTGCTTGTTCTTTTAATAATTCTGGCAACACTGTAATACTGTAGTAATCAGGTGTAAACAACGGATTTAAATGAAACCTATCTACCCAATAATTTTCCATGTAAAACCCTCGTCGAGGATGTACGCTTTCTAATGGCATTAAATCGTTCTTATGCAATTCTGCGTGTAACTCTGTAAGTCTAAATATATTAAGGATACTAACAGTTGGATGAAACCAGTAGTCTACTACACCGCTAGATCTAATCTTTTTAAGGTTTTCTAAAGTACTATCCCATTTTCCTTTATATCTAATATGTTCAAACGCATCTCCGGCACCATCAATGCTTATACTTAAATGAACATAATTAAATTTCTTCCAGTAATCTAAGATATTCTCTTTTCCTTTACCTAATGTGGTACCGTTTGTACTATAGCGTAAATCAATATCATACTTTTCTTTTTCATCAAGCATTTTAAGAATACGCCAATGCTCGGGCATAATCAAAGGTTCACCGCCTGCAAAGTGTATTTCTTTCATTGTTTCAAGATTTTCTTCAATGTCTTCCCAGAATACGTTTGCTTCTTTTAGATCAATAAGTTTTGTGTCACTGTACTTGTCTGCACCAGGATGTAGCTTTTGAAAATCGTTTGACCATTGTGTACTGAACAGAGGCGAGCACGTTGTACATGCAAGATTGCAATAATTACTAAAACGGAAGTCCCAATACTTTAATTGTAATTCTGGTATACTGCCATCGTCTGCTGTGCTAGCAATTAGATCTTTAGTTTCATCAAACCACTTACTGTTTAACCCAGTTCGCATTGTGTTTAAATTGTTCTGCTGTTTTGATACACAACGTTCACACGCACTAGGCAATGGCTTACCGTCTAGCATATCTTTACGCATCTTCTTTGCTCGATCGCTATTAACTACGTCAATTAGTTTTTGATGCTTAACATTACCAAAACTATTTTCTTCACGCAAAGGAGTCTGACAACACGCAAACGACCTGCCATCGTTAATAACATGCAAGTGCATCCAAGGCGCTACGCAAAATCCGGGACTATTTTTTAAATCATCATTCATATTTCATCTCACTAAAAAGTTTTTCAAACTTACGTTGATGTTTCATATTAAAAAACTTTTGCTTGTTTCTATCCATAAACGGAATCAATTCTTCTACTTTATCTTTTATTTCTTGTGTGCTAAACTGCGTCATTAGTTCAATACTGTTACACATTAGTTTAACTTTTTGTGTTGTCTTTGAGACTCTATCATAAAACTGATTTGTAATTGGCGTAGGTAAAAAGTATCCTTCGCCACTTACGTATCCCATAGTATTTAAACAACCTAGTGCCATGAAGGGGTGTCCTTTGGCTATTTGTCGCCATATACCTAACCCCGGTGATAATACATTAATTTCATCTAGATATGATTTATCAAACATAGGCGAATACGAACCACTAACAATGCTAATAAGACTGTCTTCGTAGAGTTTTTTGTCAACTACTAGCGGAGTTCTTTTTAATGTACTAAAATTATAATCTATTTTTTTAACATAAGTTAAGGTAGAAATAATTTCTTGCTTTTTAGCAGCATATTCCTCACCTTGTGTTTTGTCAATTATTCTAAAATTATCATGTTCTCTAGGTATAAGTTTATTTTCTAAATTATAACTATACTCTCCAAACGAATCTAACTGCCTATATATCAATTCGCTAATAAGAGCAGTATTATGAGTAGCAGTATTACCAGTAAACCCTGTAAAAATTCGTGTTGGATTCCAATTTTCAAATTGAAAGTTTTCTTTTTCATACTCATCACTTGACAGCAGATAAAAAGACGGATCTCTAAATGCCCAATGTGTATCATTAATACCGTATCTGCTATTGTATGCTAATTGTGCAAAGATTTGCCACCAATCTATACCATAAACATTAGGATTATCAAATAATTTTCGATATGCACGATTAAGATCTCCTAAAACAATATAAATTTTGTCTTTAGTTATTCCTTTGGTGACTAGTTTATCAAGTTGAGTTCTTAATTTCCATAACACTCTGTAATCGTGAGATAATCTTGGTGCAAAAATTAGTAATTTCATCTTACCTTTTCTAATTTTAGAAATAACTTTTGCAGGTATATGATTTTCAAATTCAACATTATACCAAGATGTGCCTTTATTTAAATCTAAAGGATAAAAGAGATTACTTGCTGTTTCATTTCCTGAGAATAAATTAACACGTTCGACGTTTAAGACTTTTAATACGTTAAACAATACTGTAGTAACATCAAAAGGAGAATTCTTATCAGCATTTAATGGAATTCTACGTATGTCATTACTGAAGTCGTAAGATGAAATGCCATTTGGTACAGGCATTTCATCTATAATTTTATCGTAATACAGATTAATCGTAGGACGCAAGGGGATCATCAATATTCCTAGGATCTGGTTTTAGTATCCAACCTTCTTTTTCTGCTAATTCTTGTATTTCAATATCTGTGTTAGGTATACTGTTAATCCAATCAGTTAAAATTGCAGGAAACACATTGATGTCTTTTCCTCGGCGCTTGTCATACTGTGCATAAAATGTTTTAAAGTCGCGCCATAGTGTTACAGGGTTACTTGTACGTCTATGCGGAGCATCTACTGTAACAAGATAATCTATCAAACGTTCAATACTTGCCTTTTCAAATTCGTGCCAACCTTCTTTATGCTTGTTTGCTTCCCACCAGGTGCTTAGATTAGCATGACAATGATCTTTGATATGATTAGGTAATGCTAACGGGCTTTGAAAACTAGGAAAACGCAATAAGTTAACACTTACTGTAGGAGTTCTACTCTGTGTAAGCTCTTTAAGTTTGTATACTTCATCTAAAAATTCTGTTATACTAAACAAACAAAGACTATTAATGGTCATCATAATATTGATGCCATTGCAATTTCCTTCTGTTAGCATACGTTTAATGTTTTTTAACCATAACTCGTAATCAAGTCCGTCACGTATATACTCAGCCTGAGCACCAACTGCTTCACAACTAGTGTACAAATCAAAGTGTTTCATGCCTTGTGTTTTGTCAATTAGCTTATCAATGATATCATCTTTAGCAATAAGATTACTATTGATAGCAAATCTCATATTAGTATCTTGCGCATTAAACCAATCAAACAATTTCCAAGTGTTTCCGCTCATCAAAGGTTCGCCACCTGTAACACGTAGTTCTTGCAAGCTGTCACTTAGACCGTTATCCCACCATTTCCAAAATGCTTGAATGTAAGGATTGTCCTCATCGTTTTTATACGGTTGGGCCCAATCACCATTTTGATGAAATGCTCCTGCGCCATCACTTACTAGATTCTCATAAGGACCATTTTTGTTGATATCTTTAGCCCATGTAGTTGAAAAACTAGCATTACAATATGAACATGCAAGATTACACACTCTATCAAATGCAATTTCAAACGTCTTGAGGTTAGTATTTTCGTTTGCGTCTGCTTGATATGCTTGTTGTAATTCGTCATCAGTATAGATGATGCTTTTAAATGTTCTATCACTTACTGCATCTTTACCCATGTCTTCCATTTTCCAACAGTATTCACATTCACGTGGACGTTCTCCATTCTGCATCATACGGCGCATTTCTTTTTTATGCTCAGTATTATGGATTGCTGTTGGATTTGCTTCTACTTCAACAATAGGAATTTTATGTGCAGGTGGATGGTGACAACTAGCAGTAGTACCACTACCTAGCCATGTTGTTGCATTATACCATTTAGCACCACAGAAACTCTTACTTTTACTATCTAAGACTCTATCACGGTACTGTTGTAAATTTTCTTCAGGCTTCTTTGGCATTCCATTCCTCTATTAAATGTTCATATTGCGGAAATGTGTCCGCAAAGTTTTTATGTCTTCTTTTATCGTACGCTTGTATGTATCGTACAAAGTCCTGTCTATGCTCTATTGCTGGTTCTGATGTTCTTAAATAGTCACAAAATCTTTTTATCTGATCAAACTCTTCTAGATACAACCTAGCATATTTTTCTTTAGTGTAATACTTTAACCATTGCTCGCAAACTTTTTCAATAGTGTTTGCTGTTTTTATACGATAGTCTGTATCTAATAGTGTACATTGCAAATGTGGTGGCCAGCGCATTATGTTTACGCTTAACGGAATTCTGTTAACTTCGAATGTTTTATTATATTCTTTTCGAAAGTCCATAACTAGCATCATAAAATCAATAAAACTAGGTAGGCTTAACATATTAATAGTAGTCATTATAGCAACTGTTGAGTTTGTTTCTTTTAATAATCTATCTACAGTTATTAACCACTTGCCATATTGCAACCCATCTCTTGCATATTCTGCTTGCGCACCTGTACTTTCGAGGCTAGTGTAAATGTCTACCTTTACTCCTACTTGTGCAAGTTTATTAACTTTTTCAATTAATTTATCTATAAGTTTATTTTCAACACATGCATTAGTATTAATAGCAACATCTAAACCTTTTTGAGGATTTTCTAATAGATAGTCTAATAGTTTCCAAGTATCTTTTGACATTGTAGGCTCGCCGCCTGTAATGCGCAATACTTTTAAATGCGGAAGTGCGTCTGGGAACCATTTCCAAAATGCTTCTACATATGGGTTATGCTCTCTATTCTTATAGGGCATCTTACCTGTTTTTTCCAAGTAGTCTAAATGATGAGCACCATGCTTAGTAGGGTAAGGACCATGTTGCTTTACATCTTCCATCCATTTGCTACTGATTTCAGGTGAGCAATAAGCACACGCAAAATTACATGCATTACTAAAGCTAACTTCTAAATAACTCGGGTATACATTTTTATTAGGATCACATGTAGCAATTTCATCAAATCTGTCCCAAGCCCAAGTGTCTGATGTTTTGTAATGTCTATCACTAAAGTAATTTTTGTCTAAATCTTCAATATTCCAGCAGTAGTCACACTCTTTAGGACGCTCACCATCGAGCATTTTAGCTCGTTGTTCTTTTTTAAACTTACTATTATGCAATGCAGCAGGGTCTGCTGCAATTTCTTCTAAAGGTATTTTATGTGGTGCAGGATGATGGCAACTATGATTATATCCGTTTTGTAGCATTAACGTTGTTTGTAGCCATTTAGCTGTACAAAAACTACAACTTACATTGTTAATTTTTTCACGTTTTTCTTCAAGTATCTGTATACGCTGTTCGTTGCTCATCGAGATCTAATAATCCTTGGAGTATTTTGATATACTGTCTTAAAAAACTTACTCTGACCTGCACTTAATGGAGCAACGTCAATATCTACACCTGTACCTTTAAGGATTTCAAGTCCTAGACGTTCGCATTCATCATATACTTCGTGTTCGCTGTCAATACTACTTCTAACTTCGTTTTCCCAAAAATTGTTTAACCATTCGAAGTCGCGTACATTAGCATAATCCCAATCTGTACAGTTTGTCATATAACACCCTTGACGAGCACCTAATACACTCCAAAGACCGTTTTCTACATCTGCACCTACTTGACTCCAAATAAGCAATCGTTGATAGTTTTGCCACCACACTTTACGCAAGTCAGATACTTTAGCTCCTCTATCTAAGCTCATTTTAACGCCTTCCCTAAAGCCAGCCCGCCAAGCCTGCCAAGGTGTCGCATTAGTATAAGATACGCTGTAGTTCTCGTTAAACTGGTAATACTTGTCGTCGAAGCAGAATTCAACTTTTCCTCGCTCATCGCCGTCCTCACTGTTCTCATGTGTCTTCATACTGTGTACAAACTTACGTGTCCACATTTTAAGACCACCATTGCCATACATTAATCCGTTGACATGAATCTTTCCGCACCAACTAAACACATGATTTGCAGTCAGACCTAAACTTTCATAATCAACTTCTTGATTTAAAAATTCTGGATCGACAATATTGTCAGCATCTACAGTTACAAAATATTCTGTTTCACTTAGATCGGCACATGCTTTGTGTGCAGCATCGCTACCTTCGACTCCGTGTACACGTTTAGCCCACGGCACTTTAGCACACAGGTCTGCATAGTTCTTTTCAGCGTTAGGTTCATCGTACGACAAGAAAATAATATCCTGGTCAACTACTTTAATAGTGCTCATGCTGTCTCCTGAATATGAAAATAATTCTCAAATGCTTTACCACAGTATAAACTCACATTAGGGTTTTTTGCAACCTTTATATCTTGTGTAGTTAATTCAAAGCTATCTGAATATAATATGTTGTACATCTTAATATCAAGTGTGTCTAATAATACCGCAGGATTATCTTTTTGCGTAATGTAAATTACCTGACTTTTATCTTTATAATATAATGTACTTGATAATAACTCTCTAAGTTCTAAAGTTAAACTTACTGTCCAACTTCCTGTTGTTAAATTTTGTTTAATTAAAAATGCATTATTTGTATCAACTGTTGTAATTACTGGTAATCTGTGTACACTTTTATCAACATCGAATTCTGCTAAATCTTTGTGTTTAAATTTAACTTCGTATTTTAATGTTTTATCGCTAGATGGGACAACTACATAGTCATCCATCTTTTTTCGCTCTTCTGCAAAGTCTAACATCATTTCACGATCAATTTCAACATATGGTGTCGAAGTATCTAACTCATTTGTTAGCTTCCATATTTCACCAGTTTCTTCTCGAAAGTTAATATAAAAGTGTTTTTCCATTTTCTAATTTCTCTATTAATTCGTCAGTTAAAAAACTATCTTCTACATAATGCAATACTCTAGTTTGTAAATAATTTCCTAAAAACAAATTGTGTTCATCAGTAAAATATTTTCCAAGGACAGACGTCCACTTTTCAGGTTTATTATACCAACCCTGTATTAATGGCTTCATATGTGTAAACGTAATAAAACTGTTAGGATTAGTTATATCACGCTCATTACCTAATATTTTACTTGCAATAGCAGCAGATAAATCAATGCTACACCATTTCTGATATTCATTAGGAGCATACTTAGAATAAAATAATGCCCAGTTGTTTACAATAATTTCAAGAAGATTATAAAATTCTTTTGCAGTATCACCTTTTTTAAAGTAATGCAATGCACTATATAAATTAGGCAATTCATTAGCATCAAAAGTTTTTCTATAAAATCTATTAGTTATTACTTCGTCTCTATAAGTTCTAACATTGCTTACAAAGAATAAATCTTGTTTGCTTAATTCATCCCACCAATGCGTTATATCACTAGTAATTAACATATCAGCTTCTAATACAATAGTTTCATCATACGGACTAGCATGATATACTTTCCAGCGATTTTCGATCTTCCATTCGCTGTCTTCTGCACTATCAGTCCACGGAATAGGAATGATTTGATCAAACACGCTTTGCCATTCTTTGGGCACAATATCATTAGTAATTAAACTAATTTTTTGATCGTTATTATACAAGTGTAAACTTAGTGCAAGTGCATATGCTTGGCGGACATAATCTGTTTTAGAATTATTTTGTGCAAGTAAACAAAAACCTTTATTCATTAACTAAGTCCTCGTTTATAAATCTATCTAATGCAAATTTATTCATAATATGAATGTTTACATCTTTTACTGTTCCTACGTGATAATGTCCTACCCAGTGTTTCTTATCTAATAGAAATGTATAACTTTCATTATCCATTTTAATTAATACATCTGCGTCACTAGTAAACCATAGTCTGCCTGGCAATGTTTTAGGCCAATTGGTTCTCTGAAATCCGTTTAATATATGAATTGCTATACTAAATGCAAAATCATTCCTATAAGTTTTATTAGCAATTTGATATGTAAGTCTATAAAAGTTCCAGTTTTGTTTAATATGTGTTATAAGATCAAAAAATAATTTCATACTTTCTGTCTTTTTAAAATAAAAAACTGTAGCCCAATACATATCTACGCTTCTATCGCTAATCTTATTAAATCGATATTCATCAGGTCTATCCATATTTAGATCTGTAATATGCCTAAATATTAAAAAATCTTGATCTGTGTTAAATGCATTTAACAATATATCATTACCAATAATAAAATCAGTATCCATTACAATAGTTTCGTCAAACGGTGTAATATCATATGCTGTAGCACGATCGTGATTGCGCCATTCAAGATCACGCTTACTCATTGTTCCGTCACGATACGTTCTTTTTTGAGAACATTCGTACCAGTCTAGCTCTATTACATGTTCAATGTATTTTTCGTAATACGGAAAATTAGTTTTAAGATAATCAGAGTTGTCTGTAGCAAGAGCCACAGGAAGGTTTAAATGTTTTTTAATTTTTTTTGCACAAAAAATTGCTTGTTTAATGTAATCAACTGAATGATTATTTTGTGCAAAGAGTAAAACACCTTTGCTCATAGATCAACAAGACCTTTAACTGTTCTGTTCTTTTTAATTTCATTATACTTGTCTAAATATTCGTATGACGTTGTAAAGTAAATATTTAAGATATCATCTAAAAATTGCTGTAGGTCTTCTACATTAACTGGAGTATTGTTATCATCAATAATAACTGCACTAGTTTGATCACTATTAATTAAGGTATGGCAAAATGTTATAAGATCTTTGTTAACTGAAAACTTACCACCGTTAAGATAATGTACACAGCTTTCTAAGAATTGTTCGTGAATAACCCTACGTTGATTATTTAATGTAACCATGTAGTTTGAAAACTCTAATGCTTTTTCTAAGCGTTCGTCCATAAATTCCTCCGACTATATTAGTAGTATATAGTCATCTAGGGAATTTGTCAAGTGTTATGTGAGACGAAGTTCAGTTACTACTTCAAATAATGGTTCTGGGATATTTACAGCAGCCGCATCGTTGGGACGTTTTAAATCTATTCCTGCTTGCATACTGCCGCCGTTTTGAAATACAGGTTCGTCAACTTTAGGTCCAATACCTGTTTGGTCTCCAGAGTCGATATCGTGAAACTCAAATAAGAACGTAATTCTAGTGTTTGCACTATTTCTTTTAGCATAAATCACAACATAGTTTTCTGCATATTCTGCTTGTGATCCATTCTTTTGAAATATGATTTGATATCCTGTACTTAACTGATAGTTACCTAACGCACTTTCAATGCCGCCTGCGCCATCAACATCAGTGTTACCATCTCTAGCTCTTCCTGATCCGCCTGTTGACAAGTATGTTCCGTTTTTTCCAAATACAACTTGTCCCATATTGCCTAGCATTGTTCCCCAGTCTGTATCCTTTTCTGTAGAACCGCTAAGTGTTGCACTTAAACGGATTTCACCACCAGCATTAAAAAAATGTCTACGATGATCCGGTCCAGTTGCTTGGTAACTGTTTCCACTAGAATCTGTTGTACTATATCCGCCTTCGAATTCTACAACCAGTTCAGTAAATATCATAGGGTTAATAGTATTAACACCCCATTGTGTTGTTCTACCCGAGTTTCCGAAAACTCTACCAGTTGTTAAATCAAATTGGCCTGCTGCAATCTGTCCTGATCTACTTTCTAATAGTCCAACTGATGTATCAAAATCGTTAAATCCTTCATCATTGTCAGGAGAAACAATACTAAAGGTATCTCCTGAAACTCTAGTAACAGTAGTTCCAGTAGCATTTGCGCCAATAATATGTGTAGAAGCAATAGTACTAATGCCAGAATTAGCACCAGTCTGATGAACTGTACACTTATTAATGTCAGTTCTTAACGAATTCCATTCTGCAGGTGAAATTGTATTAGTTGAAGTTATGCTTTTATAGCTTTGAGCAGAATTAACAACTTGTCCGTATCCTATTTGACCCGACCCGTTGCCTAAGACAGCGTTTACTCTGTCAACTAACCCTGTGTAATCGGTGTTATCGACTAAATCGCCAACTGATACTGCCATAAATTAATCTCCTTCAGATATGTCTGATTGTGTACTATAGGCAGGAGATTTAACACTTACATATGATCCAGTAGGTCTTAATTGTTTAACAACGCTAGTTAGAGTTCCGCGGATAAGTTCGTCATCATTAGGATCACCTACATCGTTATCTTCAAATTCAATGCTGAACTGAATTGCTCGATTGCTAGTTTCTTTAGCATACATAAAGAATCTATTTTCTGCATAATAATCTGCTTGACCTCTACGTTCGAATATTTTTTGATAACTTGTTGTTAAGTCGTTATTTCCGATAGGTTGTAGCAATCCAGCACTACCAGTTTTTTCAGTAGTAGTAGCACTAAACTTAATTGTTCCCATATTTGTTAATATAGTATTCCAGTCAGCGCCTTTAGCAGTATTATCACCTTCAATTGTTGCGCTCATATGTATTTGTCCGCCTGCATTAAAGAATGCACGTCTATGATCTGCATCATCAAAGGTAGCTGTAAAACTATGTACTACTTTACCGTTCCACGCTGCAAAACGTGTACTAGTAGTTGCAGTTTCTAGTGTTACTTGAGTTCCGTCAACTACAGCTTTATTTGCTTCTAAAATATTAACAACAGCAACAAATTGATTAAACCCTTTATCAACTACACCATTAATATCATTAGCACTAACTTTTTCACCTGGTGTTAATTCTAATAACGAACTAAGACTACCAGTTTGGTGAACTTGTATTCTGTTAATGTCATCTCTGAGCAAATTCATATGCTCTGCTCTAACAATATCGCTTGCTAATAATGGTGTGCTAACTAGTTCTTGTCCATATCCGGTATCTGCGAACCCATCGCCTAAAATATCCGCAACTGTTTTTTGCAAATCGTTATAATTAGCTGCTGTAATTTTAGACGCTCCGTTTGGATCGTTGGGTCCACGTACTAAATCTGGCATGTTATCTTCTTCCTATTAAGTGCTACTATATTTATACTTTCAATACACACTCGACTAATTTTTCGTCATCGTCTTGATTAGTTTCAAGTGCTATACCTACTAAGCAGCCACCATTAATCATTGTGCTTGCACATCCGTTATCATCAACATATACTGCTTGACCTTTTCTAACTGGACGAATAACTCTTACAGGAACACGGCCTTTTAAGCCGATTGCTTGCCCGTCACAGTCTTTATTCATTAGATATGCAGGTGCAGTTGATATAACGCCAATTGCAATAGTATCACGCATTGCTTTAGTTGCTTCTGCTTCGTCTTGACCAATTGCCATTACTGTACCAACTGGATATTCTTCATCTGTAGTATACTTTTCTGCAAGGTCAGCATATAATGCTTCAGTTGCAATACCTTGAAAATAGTTTGCATAAATGTCACTATTCTGATCTCTTACAACTACAGTGTTTGGAGATGCAGCCTTACTTGGTTTTCTTAACAAGCTAGCTGGTGGTTCAGTACCATTAGTAAAATCAAACACATATGCATCAACATCATCGGCTAATACTAAGCCAGTTGCTGCAACACCTAAACCTACGTATTCTTTTGCAAACATTGTCTCCCATGGATATTGTTCTGTTCCCATGGTTGTAAGTGTTGCTGTTGGCTTATTTTGTGTTTCTGTACCATTAACGTAGCCAGGAATAACTGCGGTAGACAATACTTGTAAAGAGTTAACAACAACGCCTGAGTTATTTTTAGCTTTAAACGCAATAGATCCGCCTGTTTCGTTTGCAATTATCGGACGTTCTACTTGTGTACCGTTGCCAGTAATAATTTCTTGTTTAATTTTTAAATCATTAGAATCGCCAATCGCAATACCTAAGTCTGAGAAGCGAGCTAATTGACTAAAGTTAGCATCTGTTTTTAATACATAAGATGTAGATGATAATCCGCCTAATTTTTCTGAGTTAGTAGCTGTTCCTACTAGTCTCCAATCGCCCGATGTAACGCCACCGCTTCCGTTTAGTGTATTCTTTAGGGTAATACCTTGACGTATTCTGTCAAAGCCTAAGATATTTGAATCAACATCTGCACTATCAATAGTAAAATCTTGCGAACTTATTGTAAATATAACTTCGTCATTTACAACGGCAGTAATAATACCTCTGCTTGATCCTGTATTGTCGCGAACTGAACGGCTTACAATCTGTGTTTGGCCTGATCCTGCACTCTGGGGTCCGATAAGTACAAAATCACCGCCATTATATGTGTAAAGTTGTTCATTGTCTTGATCCCACCAAAAATCGCCTTCTTTAAGGCCTGTTGGAACTGTAGAACTAACTTCGGCGCCACCTGTTGTGCGCCATTTAATGCCGTCATAAAATTTTAATTTACTGTTACCAGTATCAAACCAAATTTGCCCAGAAATCTTTCTTGGCGGTTCAGTTTGCCCTGCAAAGTTTTCCAGCAAAAATACCATGTTTTCGTTTTGTATTTCACCGTAACCTGCGTAATTCTTACCTACTAATTTTAAATCAGTAGTCTGATCAACAGTACCATCTTCAATTTTCCATGATCTACTGTTACTATATGTATCTATTGTATATGCCATTTATAAACCCCTATGTGCGACTTAGTATTTATCTGTTTTGTTAAACTGGTGTGGTACGCTGCCACTGCCATACTCCGGCAACCACTTTAAAATCTATTTTTGCTCTTGCCGGCGACAAGTTCGCATTACCAGTAACAGGATTAAACGAAATATCTTTTAACACACTGTCAAATTCTGGTGTAGTACTATCATCAGGATCAACATATACATTAGCTGTTGTTTTAACTGCTGCTGCATTAATATTAATTCCTGTAACTGTTGCACTTATATAAGAAGTTGCAAAAACTCTTGCATCTGTGCCGTTCGCTTTTTGCGATGCTGGATATAAGTATTCTAATGCATCCTTAATATCTTCATGCGGTCCAATATTGTCAGAAAATACTGCTGACGGATTTGAAAATCCAGTAGCATCAAATGTTAGTACAACTGGTTCTGCACTAATTTCTACATCAACATATCCTTTTGTTGCTACACTACTGTCTAAATCTTCATTTCCGCCTGTATTATCAGCAATACGTTTACTAATTGGAGTAGAAACTCCTTGGATTAATTGTGTATTAACTGTTATTGTACCGTTACTTGTAATATTAAGAGCGTTAGCAGAGTTTAAATTGTTAGCAATATTAACATCGCCTACTACTGTTAAGTTTGACAAGCTACCTACTTGTATTAATCCTTCAGCATATAAAATATCATCATGCAATCTGTTTGATGAAAGCAATGTTCTATCATTAATCTTATATGTGTGTCCTACTTCTAGATCCCAATCTTCACTAGATGTCCAGTTTCCTGTTTCAACTTCCCAAGTTAATGATTTATTACCATCTGTTGAACGAATAATTACGCCGGCGCCATCAACAACTGTATCATCGCCAATTGCACTATCATTTAATAATCCTAATTCAATGTTTTTATCTTCTACACGCAAACTGGATACATTCAAATAAGTTGTATCACCTTGAATTGTTAAGTTACCTTCAACTTCAAGATCACCTGTAACTCTTGCATCGCCGTTTACATCAAAATCCACTGTTGGTGCCGATGTATAAATGCCAACACGCTTGTTTTTTGAATCTGCATAAAATGCATTATCAAATAAGTTTCCTCTACGTGTTCTAATAGTAAAGTCTCTTTCTAGTCGCTGTGTTTCTAATATAGTTAGATAACTATCATCAACATCAACTCTTAGTGCTGCATAGACTGTATCACTAACACCTACAGTAAGGCCTAAAGAATTTTTAATTGCTATACTGCCAGTAGTACTAGTATCTCCGACAGTTTTCATAAAGTTTGCTTCAGTAAATTCTTCTCCAGCGTCACTAATCAAACCTCTTGATGATGTTGCTGTGCCTCTAAACCAAAAGCTAGTACTAGCTGGATTAAATCCAATACGAATTAATTGTCTTTTTGGTACTCTATTATCATCTGGATCTACGGGAAATCCTACAATATTAACTCTTGGTCTAAATTCTGTTCTTGAATATATACCGTTTAATTGTCCGTTAATATATAAGTATAAAACTGTTTGGTCTTGACCATTAGTATCTAGTATTGTAAACGCTTCTGTACCAGTTTTGCCTTGGCTTGCTGTATACTGCGGACCTACTAATACAATATCACTACCGTCAAAAAAGTAAAGTTTGTTATTTAAACTATCAATCCACAGGTCGCCTGCTACTAAGTTAGGTTGTGACTGACTAACAACTGCTCCTGCGGCTGAACGAAATGTTTCGCCAGTATAAATTTTTAAACGTTGCTCTGCTGTATCGTACCAAAGTTGGCCTACAAGAGGTGCACCAGGTGCGCTAGTTTTAGCAAAGTTCTCAAGCATCTTAATTAAGTTTTCATTAATTGCTTCTCCGTAACCTTTATAGTTGCGACCAACTAGTGCTATATCAGTACTAGTAGTGTCAAGCTGACCGTCTACTAAGTCTACTAATAGTTCACCGTTGGTTTTGTTTAGTTTATAACTCATCTTTACCCTCTTCCAGAATATATAATATAATTCATTGTCACTGTCGGTGGCATAATATTAAATTCTTGTCCTACAGGGTTAGAACTAATAACATTGCCGCTGTTTGATAGTTTTTGTCCGCCGTTTGTAGCAGTTGGGCCATCAATGCCTGTAACATTAGTGTCAGTTGATGGATCTTGTCTATCTTGAATAGCATAAAACTGGTTACTATCCTTATCCTGAAGATCATGTTGGTGCTCTGGTAAGTTAGTAACGTCTATTAGTTTTGTTTCACTACCGTCAAGCGCACCTATAATATCTGCAGATGTTGCTTGTACAATATTAGCACTTGTTCCGCCCATGTTATCTGCACCCATTGGCATTCTGCCGCGCATATCTGGTACAGCAAAGTTGTTATTACCAACCTGTGATTCTGGTTTGAACTTATATCCAATTACTTGGAATAGTGCCTGATAATCAGTTTTGTCAAGTTCTCGGCCATCACATAAAATCCAATCATCATCAGGAGGAGTATCACCTCCAAATGGTAATATAACACCTGCCGGTGTTCTTGGAATAGTTTTTAAGAAATTTTCTTTAGTAACACTTTTAAGGCCTGGAGTTGCGCCTTCGACATCATTAAACAATATAAGGTCGTCTCCGGATACATCTGATTCTCTTGGCTTTAACGAAATAAACTGGTTTGAAATTTCAGTTCTAAATTTCTTTGTTAACGGTACTTCGCCAACTGCATTGCCTTCGCCGTTATCAAACTGTGGATCTTGATACGCTCCGTCAAACTCAACAGGAACCAATGTTGCAACATCGCCTTCCATAATAAATGTTGTTCTATTAATTAAGTTAGCAGATGATGTTGACGGACCGTTAACTTTACCGTTAACTGTGCCTTCTAATGTACCAAAGAAATTACTAGAATATGTATTTCTAAAATATCTCGTTGATGAACCTAAATCTCTAATATTATTATCATCTGGGACAATACTATTTGTTGTAAGTAAATTAGAAAGTTTTGTTTCACCGCCTACATTTAGATTCTGTCTAATCCCGGCGCCGCCTCTAACTTGAAGTGCTCCGTTATTAATTGTTGTGCTTTGTGCAGTATCATTAATAATAACACTACCGCTTGACTGTATGTTTCCTACAACATCAAGTGCTTGTTCAGGTGCTTCAGTATTAACACCAACTCGCAAGCTAGAGTCAACACGTATAACAGTTCTAGCAACATCATTGTTTCTTACACGCATGTCGATGTTAGAACCACCAATGTTATGTTGGATAACACCAGCGTTACCTTCAACGCCAATTGTAAGTTCAGCGTTTACACCGTAATTAATACCTTGGTTGTTTTGGATATTAAGCGGAAATAGCGTAGTACTTGTAGTGTTTCCTCTTAAAAAGTTGCCAGCAGCAACAATTTCATTATTAACAATTAAGTTCTCTGCTTTTTCAGCAGTACCAAAGAATTTAAAATTACTTAATCCGTCATTGTCAGTATCTCTATTAATTAAGTTAAATCCTGGATTAATAGATGCAAATCCTGCAATAGTTGACTTAGGTACAAAAGAGTTATCTGCGCCACTAAGAATACCGATAGTTTGTCCTGATACTTCAATTCTTAAAATGTTGTATTGTAAATTGTCTTGTCCGATAATTTGATCTGCTTTTGCACCAGTAGCTAGACCGTCTGAGAAACTTGGTCCTACTAATACCCAGCCACCGCCAGTAAACAAATATAACTGTTGGTTATCAGTATCAACCCACAAATCACCTAATTGTGCAATAGGAGGAGTATTAATTGATTTTGTAATTCCGCTTGCAGGCACCCAGTTAGTATCATTGTATACCATTAACTTTTCTTCAGTTAATGTATTATCATACCATAGCTGACCTTCTACTGGATTTTCTGGTGGAGTATTACTAGCAAAATTTTCTAATAAATGTAGAAAGTTTTCTGCAATCGTTGCACCATATGCTGTAGAATTGCGTCCCGGAAATCCTAAAGTAGTTTCACGGTTAATTGTACCGTCTTCTACTGTAATAGTTCCTTTGTTTGCAACGTCTGTGTAATTAATTGTATATGCCATTTATTACCCCTCGTTGAAACCAGTTAATGATTGTACTCTTACTGTGTAATCAATTTGTATAAGTCGGTTTAAACTCTTTTGTATTGGATGGAAAATAACATGTGTTAGCAAACGTCCTGTCCCGTCGGGATTATAACCTCTTAAACCTAGTTCATCAAATACATATAAACTTTCTGTACTACTAGCAGTATCAAATGCATCTTGACCATCTGGCTCGCCGTAATCTAGCAAACAAGTAACAAGTATATCAGTATAGTTTGTACCGCTAACATGTCTAATGTCAATCTTGTTACGAGCAGGATCTACGTTATTAACGCTTCTATCATCTACTACTTTACTAAATGTTTGGTTGTACAAACTTGCATTAGTACCTGTACTGTTTGGTGTTAGGTATGTAATAATACCTGTTGGGTCTAAGCTAGTACCACCATTGCCAAAGCTCATTTCATGCACCCAGCCTTGGCCTGCATTACTTAAACTTTCTGCAAGCGCAATACTCATATTTTCATAGTGTATTGCGTTACGCTTATTAAGTAGTATTTCTCCAGAAGAGGGGTCATGTATTTTCACATGTCCTTCTAAAAATATACCCTGTTTATCAAAAAAATTGTCTGCCATTTTGTTTTCCTGTCAATGTATTTATCGCGGTAAATCAATACTCTTTCCACGTAAGAAAGTTGCTACTTCTGTGTTTGACTGACCTAGTGGTTTATATGTTCCTAGCGTTTCGTCTGTTATTTCATTCCAAATTAAACCTTGCTTTCTTACTATAGTTAGCACTGTATTTGGCTCTGGAGGTGCAGTTAGGCGTACATATGCTCCGACATTTTTGTTAACTGCATATTCTGCTTGTAACCAAACATCGCCATCTGGGCTAAACTGACCTTCGTTTACATCGTAAACTTTAATTGGATTTTTACGAAGTCTACGACCATTTGCAAATACCTCAATATCTTGTGCCTCCCAGTATACTTCTGGGATTCCTAAGTTTTCAAATGCATCCTTGTACCATCCTGTTTCAGTTGCTGGATCCCAAGTGCCTGAACTTGCAGGATTAGGATATGGAGCAAATGGTAACAATATTTGTACATATGGTAGGTACTTAGGAACAACTAAACTAGTTGATGGTCTAAATACCGGATCTGTTTCTACAGGGTTAATGATTACTAAATCATATGAACCTACTGACAATGCTGGGGTTATAAACTGTAATTGTGTATCACTTACGTATGTTGTTTCACATTCAACATCTTGAACTAGTACACTTACGCCTGGTCTAAAGCCTTCGCCGTCAACTGTTGCAACTTGTCCGCCTAGTGGGAATACTGTATTATTATTAAAGTTATAAGCAATACTAGTAACTAACATTTCTGGACTATTATCTGGATATACTAATGCCATATCCTTATATTCTCCAGAAAGTGCAACTACAGTTTCTTCTTTATCTTTATACGGAATTGTACTATCTATACTTTGGTTATAGAATTTAATTCCTGCATCGTAACTATCCTTAATACCTGTACCCAATGTTCCTCTGCGTAATTGCTTTAATACATTGCCGTCTCTTCTAAAGAACTCAATACGTTCGCCATCAATAAACAGCACACCTGGTATCTTTCCTTTTGGATCAGGCGTTGGTAAATTACCTTCTGTTTCAAGAACAGTAATCGTTCTATCATACCAGTTTAAAGGTTCTGCTAAAGTATATTGATCATCTTTACTTAGACGCTTGTAATGAGTGCGGTTAAGCATGTCTTTAAACTGTCTCCAACCAAACTTATTAGAAATTGGCGGATTGCTAAAGTGAATAATATCAATAGTATCGGCGTCTACTACAGGAGTTATAAATTCAATATAATTTTTATTTTCTAGCAAGATATAATCTGCTGTAGGAGTTAGCCACTTGCCGTTCAGTGATACCCAAACATAATCAACACCGACTGCTTCTTGTCTTAGTTTAATTAAACCTCTCTTTAACTGTCTATAGTCATAGTATCCCTGAGACTGGTATGTCATTTCAGTACGTTGCACAACATCATAATTTTCTCTATCAATACCCTGACCATCATGGTTACTAAACTGATACACTCGGATAACATCACCAATACTGTAAGTTTCGTCAAAGTAAATTACAGGAGCAGTGCTGTCAGCGCCTGATGTGTCAACATATGCATCGTTCTCGTCCCAGTAACCAAATCTGTATTGTCCGTTATCCATAACATACACTTTTAGTTCATCGCCTGCTACAGCAATACCTCTATTAAGTATTACAGTACTACCAGGTTGTGCATCAGGCGAAACATTAGGATTAAATGCTAATGCACCTTCAAATGTCCATTCTTGTAAGAATTCTAATTCTCTACCATTTAAGAATACTTTCATATGTGAGCCTGATAGTGAACCAACTGGAACTTGCCACACTTTCATTTTGTACTCTAATACAGAGCCTTCAACTGTAAATGTTTCACTGTACCCTGCATTTAACAATTTGTCATTAACAGTTACAATTATGTTGAATGCATCTGGTTCTTGATTAAATGGAGCTTTTGAAAGTTCGTAACTAACTGAAGACCCATCTGCTATAATTTCATCTATAGTAACTTGACTAAATGATTCAATATCACTATCAAACAACCCGTATTGTATTAATTTGCTAGCCTGCGGTGGTTGAACAAATCGTATTACACAATTTCCTGGGATTGCATAAGTGTCATCAGACTCAATTAAATCAAACGCTTGGTATTCACCATTAACTGTTACATAAGCATGTGCAGTATCAGAATATGCAATTCCAGTTAAGAATTCTTGTGTAGTTCCATCTGCTGTAAATTCATCATAGTCTAATATATTTTCGCCACTAAGACCCATGCTCATTATTACAATATTAGCGCCATCAGCTGGTGGATCGTAGAATATTACTTGATTATTATCGTAGTCAACTTTATATTCTGTTTTACCATATACAATATTATAATTAATTTTAACAATTATACTTTCATATGAGAACGGACGTTGTCTTAAATTAAACACTGTTGTCGATCCGTCACCTTTGAACATGTGACTTTGCATTAAACTTGAACCGTCAACTGGTCTTTCATAAACAGTAATGTCTAATGTATCAAGCACTTGCCCAGGTATTGTTTCTTCTGGACCTTTTGATGTTGTAGGTGTTACAAATCCATCGCCGTCTACATTAATTTCTTCTGCATTAATACCAAGTGCAGTAGTGTATGCTAAGTCGCCACCTTGCAGAGCAGTATCGTAGCTTTCTTCGTTTGGCAATAGTGAACCGTCTGAAGTTGTTCTGCGAATAGTTACAATTTCTTTTGGCGGATTGTCTTTCCAATCAGGATTTATATCGTTAAGATATTTTAAATATCCTGTTTCGTTTTCAAAAGTAAATGTATCAGTTGTGCCGTCGCCTACGATAGGAGCCATAAACGCTTTTTTGTTTTGCAAGTTTGCTGCGCTTGTGGTTCCGTCCCATGCTTCGTCGTCTACACGTTCTCCGTTAATATAAATGTTGTATGTTACACCTTTTTGTAGAGGAGCACTTAATTCAAATACTAATGTGCTACCATCTGTTTCAAAAGATTCTTCATCAAATGTATCATCGAAAATATCCCAAGAGCCAGTGTACCAATTGTCAGTATCCCATCCAGTAGGACCTGCAAATTCAAAACTCTTAACTTGAACTCCGCCGTAATCAACGCCGTCCATTAATTGTGTAATATCTTTGCCTATTTGGCCACTTGTAGGATTATAGAATAAATTAATTCTGTCCTGTGCATCTAACAATCTGACCGACTTCTTATAGCTAATGTTAACTACTGAAGTGTTCTTTGGCGGATCATTAAAAATAACTTTTCCGTAATACTTGTCAAATCCATCAGTATTGTTAATATAATTGTCATATGTATATTGACTATTAAGTACTAATTCACCATTGATCGTAATTTCAATAGTATTAGTTCTCATATCCATAGGCCATTTAAGATCAAATTCAGATTTGCTACCTGTACCTGCATACTGCTCTGTCTCGTTTAGTTGAGTTATAAAGAATGTACCACTTACTCTGTCAAATTTAACAGTTGTATGTGTTGATCTTATTAGACTATCACCGAGTCTAGCAGATACTGTTGCTGGGTGACCACCGTCTGCAATTGAACCGTTAATCGTTACCTCTGGTGCAGTAATATAACCGCTACCTGGATTAGTTATAACTATGCTAGATATTTTTCCGCCTGGGCCTAGAGATGCTTGGGCAGTAGCATTACCTTCAATTGAAACTACTGGAGCACTAGTATATTTTGAGCCCGGATCAGCGATTGCAATTTCAACTACTTTATATGAAGCATTGTCTATCCAAAACTTGTTTGGATAATCTGCATAGTTATCAAAGTTGCCTGACAAGAATCCGTTTATAACTCTAATATCACTTACTTCAATATTTTTTGTTTCTTTATTATATTTTGGTGGATTATCAAAGTCACTAACTGTACTTTTCGAGTTTTCAACAGTTGCATAATCAGATACATATTCTCTAACTTTAGCTTTATATGGTTTAACTTCGTTAATATAATCTTCATAACTAGATAATGCATCGTTTTTATATGTAACACGATTGCTTAGTCGACCAACATTATGCTTTGCTTTAACAAAACTTGTTTTAAATGCCCAGTCAACATACCCTTGTTCTGCAAATACATAACGCAGGCTTGCAAAAAATAGTTTGTTGTATTCTTCTGCAAGGTCATTAACTAAAATATCATCTCGTAATGATTCTAATATTATTCTAGTCTCCGCAATAGGCTGACTATCAAAGAATTGCGTATCAAATGTTTGTGTATCAAAGCCAACTCTACTTGCATCAAAATTATATAAATTTTCGCTTAACTGAATTGTACCATTTTGCTTACCTATTGTTTTATAATTAACTGTATAATCAATTGTATCTTGATTGTCAATTTTTTCTAACAACAGCCAGCCTTCGCCACCGACATTTAAAATTTTAACAATGTCGCCATACTGATCGTCAATACTTTGTAACCCGTAACTTTGTTCAATTACATGATCTATTTCTGTAAACTCATTATACTCGCTGGCATACCAATCTACATAATTCCAGTATTTGGTTACATCATATGCTTGACTTCCGATTCTGCTCCAAGTTCTTGCAGCAACATTTCTGCTATATAATGCCCAGTTGCCACGAATTTGATTATCAGCTTTAACAAGCACTGTAAACGGACGTACAGTTATTTCTGTATTTTCATTATAGTTGTAACCAGTGTTTAGTATGTTTACTTCTGTTATTTGTCCAGCAGTATTAATTACTATTTCAAATTCAGCATCTGCTCCTAGTCCTGTAATTTCGTATGTTGGGGCAACTTTGTAACCTCTGCCTGAATTAATAATATCAACACGAACTATTTTGCCGTCTTGTACTACGGCTTGCAATTCTGCTGTTATTAAACGAGATACACCTACAAATTCTAAATCAATTTCTGTATCTACTGCAACATCATAATGTCTTGAAATTAATGTCGGTGCAGGATCAAAATCTTGTAGTTTAGAAATATTCTTTTCATCTGTTATCAAGTTATCTTGCAGAACAATATTGACACGTTCAGTTAGCTGCTTAAGAGCTTCAACTTTGTTAATGAACCAACTTTGTCTCGGTTTATTAAGAATACCATATTTTTCTGTAGCACTTAATTTAGGATCAGGTACAGGGCGTGTTTGCTTATCATATCCGATTAAACTATCAAACCATTTTTGTTCAATTTCACTATTAGGTGTACTTGTGTCTAATCCTTCTGCCAAAATCTGATATTGATTGTGTATGTTACTAAACTTATTACTATAAGTCCAATATTGAATACTTAATACAGTATCGGTATCTTTAATTAAGCTATCGCAGTTGTACAATGCAAATGAGTCATTACCTAAGAAAGTAATAAATTTGTAACCTTGCCCGGCTGGATCTTCAATTAGTTTTGTAATAGTTTCAGCACTTAAAGATCTATTTTCAATTTCTGGTACAGTCTTTTTGTTTTTAACCCAGAAGTAATAGTACGAAGTAAACTTCTGTGCAATACTATCGTATACTCGTTTTTCAACATATACATCTTTACCATATCTTGTTGTTCCTGTAATACCTTTGCTCGGTCCTTCAGGCTGTGCAGATAAAGTATCCCACGCATCTGGCTTAATATTAGATTGCACCCATTCATAAATATCAACAGACGAGCCTAAGAACAGCGTATTAAAGTTGTTTGATTTATAAACTACACTACCCTCTAAATAAGTGTTTAAGAACTTAGAAGTAGATAAATCCCACCATATTTGTCCTACTTGATCTGGACCCCAAGATTCTGTTTCGTCTACATCTACTGTAGAATTGCCTATAGTATATGTTGCTGGATCAAATACAGTCTTCCAACGAATTTCTTGATCAGCTGGGCCAGCAATTTTACCTTGCACAGGATCAATATAATCTAAGTTTTCTAATACAACATTTTTATTTCTATCATACAGCATTACACGTTTGATCTTTTCTAGATCAACTGGTGCATTTGGAGTACGATACGATTCCCAAATTCTAGTAGAATCAGGACGTCTATAGTCAAGGATAGTACCTGGTCTGTTAATAGATACTCCGTTGCTATCCTTGTTATCGTATGATGGTAGGCTTACATATAAATGATTATTCTTAACATTAATTTTACGACCAAAGAACTTAATATTAGGATCATTAAAATCAATTGTTTGACCAAACACTAAGCTATCTTGGATTCTGTCATATGCATATACAACACCATTGCTAGGTATAATATTTTTAAACGATGTAAATCCATTATCAAATGTTGTTGCAGTAGTACCGGCACTATTTGGATTTAATATATATTTTTTACCGTTAGCAACACTTTCTGGATACAATCTTGTTTGGTATGTATCAAACTGTGTAACGTCATCGCTAGCTGCGCTAAATGCACTTACATATAACATACGACCATCAAAATCAATATTGCCACCAAATTCTTCACCTCTAATAGGTGCAGCACTAGTAAGCGTTTGTGTTAATTCAAACTCTCTTACATCAGTAGCAGAATTGTAAGTATAAATGTATACCGTTCCCCTTTCTTCACCATCTTTAGTGTTGGCATTTGGTGCAGATACTGCAATCATACTTCCGTCTTGGCTAATACTAATTTGTGCTCCGAAGTCGTCATTATCCTGAGTAGATTCAAATTCTTGATATTTTTGGTAATTATCATTTACATTTCTATAAACAATTACTTTGTTAGGGCCGTTATTATATTCAGCTGTAACTACTAGAACCTCGCCGTCGTCACTTACGTCAAAATCTTTACCAAATGATATTAATCCTGTTTGATCTAATTTTAAACTAGAATCGTTATTAACAACATTATCAGTATTATTAGGAATAAATCCAACATAGTCAATACTTCTAATACTGTCATCAGTAGCTAAACTCCAGTCAAGGATGTTAAATGGATCTCCTGCGGCAATATTAGTTTGAGCAGTATAGAACTCGCCATCATAAAATACAACTTCGTTTAGATAATAATTTCTATCTTCGCCAAATTGGCCTTTGTATCTTTTATCTTTTGCAAGTTCCCAATTGTAGAAAATACCTTCGTCATCAGTTCCGCTATTTACAAAATAAATACGTCCTGGGTTAGCACTAGTTCCGTTGCCTTCACAACCAATAAACGCTTTATAAAGATCGTTTCGTTTAGCAACCTTAATGTTGGAGCCAATTCTCAAGCCATCAATTTGTTCAGGTACAATAAACGAACCTATCGGAGTATAAGTGCTTACATTTTCTCTAACATATACTGAATACATACCGTAATTGTTTAACGGCAATACTTCACCATCGCCATTTACTGGTACTCTATATACATTCTTCCAATCCAAGTTAACAGATGACGGTATATTTGCATCTGACGGTAGGCCTAATATTTCACTGTCTTTGTATATAATATATTCTGCACCAATAATAGTGTCATTTGCAGGAACTTCATCAAGCTCTGCATCTAGTTGGAATACACACATTCCGCCAATGCCTAAATCTTCACTACCTAGTGATGTAGTTTTAATACCGCCTAGTGGGCGTGTAGTGCTGTACACTGCTGAAGGATTGTCTGGTATTCTTAGCATTTCAAGTATAGCAGGTTCGCCATGGTCTGAGCCTAATGACCACGGTAGTGCTCCTGCAACATTTTTAACAAATACAGTTGCTTCTGTACTATTTCTTTGATAGAACGCTACTTGTGCAGTTGCACCTGTTACTTTGTCACGAATAAATTGTCCAACTAAAGGTTCATATCTACGACCAAAGTCATCACTTTCATCTAGTGCAAATTCGATATAACCGTCCCATACATCATACAATGTATGAGTCTTGTTAGTCCAAAAATATTGCAAACCAGTAGGCGTTATGTCAACATAAGATTGATCATTTAAGTTAGGAAGATTTAATACTCGTAATCCAACTTTGTCATTATTAGCATTACCAGGAGTTACAACATTTAATATGTCAGTAAGATCTTTTGGAGCTCTTACAACAAATAGATCGCTCTTAATAACATCAAAGTTTTCATAAGCGCCAGGTTCGCCTTCAGATGTAAACGTTCTAATATAACTGTTTTGATTATTATTTCCTTGGAATTGTTCAGTATTGTTATAATCCCAAATATTTCCGCCAGCAGCTGGTATAGCTGTCTTGCCTGCAGGAATAATATTATAAATTGCTAGTGCTCGGCCTTCATCTTCTACTACATCACCTGTTGTAATAGTTGCTGGAAGATCAAACCACCAATAACCACCTAAGTCATCTGACGTATCTAACTCAGCTAATTCTTTAGGAGCATTACGTACATACTGTCCTAAGAATTCTCCAGTTTCTAAATAAAGTGCTTCAGTTTCTTGCCAAATACCTACACTTCCGCCTATGTAAACTACTGCGCTCGGACCTTCTTGATAAATGTATTCTACATAACCAAATACACCTTGTGACTCAACTTGATCTCCTATATTTGGTAACAAAGAGAACGCATTAATATATAATACTACGTCAATTTTCTTTTGTACTACTAAGCCGCTTTCTAAGAACGCTTCTGTTACTGATGGTAATTGACCGTCGAACGGATCTCTAAATAAGTTAGTTGGACTTTGTGATTGATTTGCTGTAGTTTCTGCATACCAATCTAAGAATACTGTATCACCTGGACCTGTTGCTCTATACTGGTCTACTCCTGCTCTTACTAAGATATGATTTGTTTCAGTATTAGTAAATGGGTAGTTACCTGCTAACAAGTTGTTAAATTGTATTTCGCCGCCAATAATATTGTTATCTTGAATTACTTCAATCATTGCAGTAAAACTACCAAATGGTAGAGACGCATTAGCACCTTGTATATCTAATACTGCTTCCCATAACTGTTCGTTATATTGTACAATTTCTGTATTCTGATAATCAGCAGTTGGATCAAATTCGCCTTTAAATTTAGTCTTTACATTTGATGCATCAGGAGATCCAACAACTAGATACTTTCCGTCATTACTTAGGCCGATGCCTTTACCAAATCCTTTGTAAAGATCTGCGGTAGTTGAAATAGGTTCGATAATTTGTGTGAATTGGAAGTTTTGATTGTTTCCGCCTCTAGTATATACAAATACTTTTCCGTCGCCTGCAATAGGATTAAGATCTTCATCTAGTGAACCACTTAGTGGAGTAGATACAGCTAATGTAACATTTCTGCTGTCAACTGCTAAATTACTTGCAAAACTATCTAACGCTGCTCTATCTTCGCCAGGTATTTGCTGTAGCAAATTAAATGGTTGAGTATTTTTAATAACTCGCCATTGATTATTATCATCACTATCTACCCACAATAATGAATTTTTACTAATGCCAGCTTGAGCATATTCATTTGCTTGTTCGTATGTACTTGCTCTTACTGAAACAAATTTTGTTACTATTCCTCTACAAGAATTAATATCTGAAATTACTTTTCCAGTTTCAATAATAATTTCATTAATACTTACTTTAAGTACTTTAAAGAAACCATCTACGTCTGACGATGTTTGTCTTGCAATAGGATATGTACTATCTTCAGTTGCATAGCTTGTTTCAATAAGATCATATATGCCAATAATATCTCCAACTTTTATATCAGTTACTGAAGTATCTAATGTAATTGTAAATTGGTTCTTATCTACTGCGCCAATACTAACTGCTGTTGCATTTCCTTTAATACTAGTAATAATGTATGAAGAATTTACATGCTGATAAACATTCCAGTCTCCGTTTCTATTACCTACCCAAGCATACTCATTATTTTTAATTTCATTAAAAGATTTAGTTGTTAAGTCGTCATATGTAGACACTATAACTGCAACATCTTCAATATGTGTATATCCCGGATTCCTTGTATACTGTGGCAAATCAGTAAGTGTAGGAAATAGTGCATTGCTATAATTATCAGGCTTTTTGTATGCTTCAAAGTCTGATATTCTATAAACTAAATCAGTTTCATTGCCTGTGATATCATTTGTAAGTAAAAACGCTTGCGGACTAGTTCTAAAATTAGCTTCGTTTAATTTAAATTCAACTTCGTCAAATCCTTCACTAGCACCATATTGGCTTTGCTTAATTGCCCATTCTTCGTAAAAGTCAATACTTTCTTTATCGGCTTCGCTTAGAACATCAAATAATTTATTAAGACTGTTTAATGTTCCTTTTTCTTTAATCATACCTTGATAGAATTTATACTGGCTAACATCATCATTAATGATATTTGCTAGGTAGTTTCTGTTTTGATATCCTACTAAGTGTTGTGCAAACTTCTGTTGTTCAATATCAAAATTGTCTGTATCAAGGTCGTAAAAGTCTGCAAACTGATTAGTCTTATATTCAAAGTTTGTTAATAGTTTGCTTTCAGGTTTCTCATTAAGACGTGACCAGTAATTATCTTGAAATAATTCAGTACCTAGTACTTTCTCATTTGCACTATAATAAAACTGCTTGTGCTTGACTAGCGAACCGATAGCATAATCTGCCCACGGTTCCCATTCTGTAACTACTGCTTCATCGTATATAAATCCAGGTATATTTAAACTACCATCCCAATCTACTGTTCTATATCCTAATACTCTAATTCTATCCTGACGATATCCAGTAGGTGGCTGATAGATAACATCGCCAAACACTGTTGTATTGTCTAACAATACAATATGTTCTTTTCTAATAATTGGAATCTGTACTGCATAAACGCCGTCACTAGTTTGTCTAGGACGTATTTTAAATTTGTTTGGTTCTTGACGGCTAATACGAGTAAATTCTTCTACTAGTTTGGTACCGTCTGATTTAAGCAAGCTATATCCGTAGAAGTTATCAAATATGTTATCTACAGTAGAGTATTTTGTTTCAAAATTAATTTCATCTGCAACTGGACTTAGCGCAATTAAGGCGCCTTCTCCCCAATTCTGTGTACTCCAGAACATAAACTCTCTACAGCTATTTTTCCAATCTGATAATACTTGCTCTTCGCCGTCGTAATACTCGAAGCGGAATCCTTGAGCTAATAGCCATTGTTCATATCCTAATAGAAAATCAACTACATCTTGAATTGTTTTTAAATTAGTACCATATGGCATTAATTCTTCATCGAACTTATTAAAGCGTTCTTTGAATACTGCATCAGCGCCACCAGTTGTAGGTAGCTTTGGCAGCTTGGCAAATTTACTTGATTCAAAAGATATATTTGCAGTATGTGTTTCTAATACACTATAAAATGTGTTTTGATACTGAACATTTTTTCCTTTAGTGTATAACTGGCCTGCGGTCCATTGTACAAAACTTTCTGATATACCACCGACATTAACTGTTATATCTTTGTTTGAACTAAAAGGACGATACCATTTAAACACCGGGTTTTCTCTGTTGTATCCTCTTACAATAAATCCAGTAGCTCGTTTTTCTACAATAACACCACTATAATTAATAGTTTTAATCGGCGAGCTTGTATGCAACACTATATTATAGTTTTCTTCTGGTACAAACACATTGCCATTGTTTAATGGAGTTCTAGATTCTAATATTAATTTAAACTTAGACTTATCAGTAAACCCGCCTAATTTAAATGCAAGGCAGTTTTTAATAGATGTTAGTCTGCGTTTGTAATCATCAAGATTAGAAGTTACACTGCTAGCCATATATGCTACAATATAATTAACTAATCCAGAAGTTAAAACTTGTGTGCTATCAACTGCTGTATTTGGGAACACTAAGTCAGACAATTTTATATGATCCATAGTCGGTTCATAAACTATATGTCCAAGTGTATTTCTAATTTGTCTAGATCTATCAAATCCTACTGCTAATAGCGAGCTAGGCGAATTAATAATCCAACTTGTTAACAATGCAAAAGGAAACTCTGAGCTCTGTCTCCAGACATTTTCAATCGGTGAATTGTCACCAAATATAAAAGGATCGCTTAATC